CAGTCACGCCCGCATCAATGGACACAGGCCCAACTGATGAAGCGTTCTTGCCGACTGGAATGGTGTAGTTGGTGGTAATTACTTGGTCATTTTGAACAAACACTTTGTCAGTGCCACCACCTGTTGCGCCTGAAGTCGCAAGCGCTGTGATCGCCTGCGCCACACGCAGCGGTGTTATCCATTTTGTGTTGTTTGACCCCGCTTCTGCTTCTGCCTGAGAAGCAAGATTGCCAGGCCCTAAATACCGAGTTTCAGGATTGTTGGCAAAGTAGCTCAGGTAGTTCCAGGTATTGCCCGACGTGGTGTAGCGGATCCGCACTGTCAAGCCAGGATCGCCAACAAAGCCACCAGGCAAGCCCGCCAACGGCGAAAACGAACCAATGCCAGTGCTGTCGCCAACCTCGATGTACGTGTTGTTGGCAGGGCTAGCCGGAATCGCCGCCACGTTCGCCACCAGCGTGAACAACACCGCTTGAGACACGGCCGCCGCGGCTTGGTTGGCAGTGTTATTTGCCGCGTTGGCAGTTGTTACCGCGTTGCTTGCGCTGGTGTTCGCTGTGTTGGCCGTGCTGACAGCGTTGTTGGCTGCGCTCAGCGCGTTGTTGGCTGTATTGACCGCAGTGGTGGCATTGTTTGATGCCGTCGTGGCGGTGCTGGAGGCAGCATTTGCTGTTGACACTGCCGCCGACGCATTGCTTGCAGCGGTGTTGGCAGTGCTGACAGCAGTGCTTGCGTTGGTGCTCGCAGTGTTGGCCGTGCTCAGCGCATTGCTGGCGTTGGCGGCGGCTGTATTGGCCGTGCTCAGCGCATTGCTGGCATTGGTGCTAGCGGTGTTGGCTGTACTGACAGCCGCGGCGGCATTGGCAGATGCCTGATTGGCCGTTGTCGTTGCTGCAGTTGAGGCTGCAGTTGATGCGTTTGCAGCAGCTGTTGCATTGTTGGCAGCAGTGGTGGCCGCTGTTGCGGTGGCATTGGCCGTGTTTGCCGTTGTCGTTGCTGCAGTGGCAGCGGCGCTGGCGTTGGTTGCCGCAGTCTGAGCAGCGATGGCCGCTGATGCACCGGCATCGTTTCGATCCTGCTGCTCCTGCACCACATACAGGTTCTGCAGGTCAGCGTTGTTGAAGTCGTCGGCCGTCAGGTTGGAACCGTCTTGCCACGGCACTAGCTGTGAACTGTCGGGCGTATCTCGCAGAACTGTCAGCGTGACTCCATTGGCAGGCGCCACAGTGGTCTGCACCTGGGCGCCGCTGGTCCAGCTGAAGTCAGTGCCTTCAGCGAGCTCAGTGGCGAAGGTGCCATCGAGGATGTTGTAGCCCGTGTAGAGCTTGACGTGCGCCTTCAGCAGATACGGGAACGGGACCGAGAAGGTCGTCGTGGACCCGTTGCCCGCGTATTGCGCGTAGGAGAAGGGCACGGGACCTATGCACCACTGCAGACGTTATTCTGCCGGACTTAGCGCATCCCTCAAGCGTTCGCCAAGACGCATCAACTGCGTCTGCGATTGCTTGAAGGTTTGAGTCGCCAATTCGTTTTTGGCCTCGCTCCACTGCTTTGCCGCATCGCTGGTACCAGCGGCCGCGCGCCGCTCCAGTTCGTCCTGGGTCAGCAGGTCGTAGTAGTCGGTGATGCCCTTGATCAGCACCTGGGCCGTCTTGGTGCGCCGCAGCGCGGGGGGCAGGCCGCCAGCCGGATTGGCCGAGGTGGTCGGGTCATCCTCAACGGCCTGATACCAGGGGCTGGTGAACAGGGTGTAAAAGGCCTCCTTCTTGGTTTTGCCGGCCGTCACCTTGTCGAGGATCTGCAAAAGCGGCAGCGACGCGCCGCCGTTCTTCTTGATGCGGATGCCCATGTCCGTCACGGTCTCCACCGGGAACGGGAAGAACGCCTGCACCTTCTTGCCGGCCAGCCCCAACCGGGCCGTGGGCGGCAGGTTGGGGTCGCCCTTGAGCGACCCATGGATGTCGTTGTACTCGGCCTGCAAGTCGTCGCTCATGGCCACGCCCTCGAGCTTTCGGGTCAGCAGCGGCCCCGGTGGGTCGAGCATGTCCTGGGTGTCCAGCTCGCCGTAAACCACGTCGTTAATCTTTCCGCTGGGCCAGATCGACGGGAACCCCGGCATCCCCTTGGAGAAGTTGATGCCCTTGATGTGCCCGATCGGGCTGCCCAGGTGGTCGGTCTCCTTGCGCTTGGCGCCGGTCAGGCCGGCAATCAGCGGCTGGGTGTCGTAGGCCCAGTTGCGTAGCGACTGCTCCATCTGCGCAAACGGGTTGTCTTTTTCCAGCAGATAGTTCTGCGCCGCGGTGTCAGGGGCGTCACGGAAGAAGCTGGCCCGATCGCTCCCCACCAGGCGCTCCACGTTGCGGATGGCGCCAGAGAAGGGCACCTGGCCAGATCCCATGAAGCCGATCGCCTGACGCACCTTCTCCCAGGCGGCCTGGCTGCCATCGAGCATGGCGTCCATCAACAGCTGCACCTGCTGGATGCCGGTCTGGCGCATGACCTGGTTGGTCATGACCTTCATCCAGGCCAGGCCCAGCTCGTTTGCGTCGTACTCATTGGCCAGCGATGCCTCGGCCGTGGTCTGGATGTCCTTCCACAGAAACAGGGTGTTCAGCACCGGCAGGCCGCCCAGGGGCATCCCGGCGATGGTGTTGCGCTTGGCAGGGTCGGTCTCATTGCCGCCCCTAACCAGCCCAGCGGCGTCCAGCATCCCGAAGGCGCCCAGCAGAGCGCCGCTCATCACCCAGCCGGCCTTGACTCGAGCAACCAGCTCGGGCGAAGGGTCCTTGGCGCCCAACATCTTGATTGTGTCGATCGCGCCAAACGTCGTCAGGCGGTGATCGAACAGCATCCCCATGAATGGCGAGCGCCAGTAGGGCATCAGGTAGCGATCGACTGCCCAGTTTTGCCGCAGGCTCATCGTGGCTCGATCCACCGCCGCGGCAGTGCCTCCAGTCGGCGCATCCTGGAAGCGCATCCCTGCCGAATAGTTCAGCGCCTCGGCTGATTCGGGCGTGCCCAGCGAAGGTGCCCCGGCCAGGTTGTTCTCGGCGATCAGCGCCGCAATCTCGTCGTCGGTAAAGTCGCTGCCCTTGAGGTTGTTCTGCTTGCGGAAGGCCTTGATGTTGGCCTCGGTGGGGGTGGCCTGGTAGATCGCTTCGTCGATTCGGGCCTGCACCCATGCAGTGCGGTCCTGCTCGCTAAGAAGCCCGAGCTGAGCACCCTCCATGCGGGCCTTCACCTCGAGGTCGGCCTTGAGCTTGAACAGGTACTGGTACTTGCCGAACATCTCGTCAACGCCGGCCATGGTGCGCAGGAACGGCTTCCAAGGCACGTAGGTGTCGATGTCTTTAATGCGCAGCCCACGCGAACCCTGTCCCATGTCAACGCCCAGGGCTGACAGTGCAGCTTCGACCCGGGTTGCGCCCTTGGCGCCGTAGGGTTTGGTGAACGCCAGGATCCGCGCTGCCGCCTGCAGCTTGTTGGTAAATAGCGCGAGGTTGTGGGGGTGGGCCAGCGTGGCTGCCCAGTTGGCGCCCTGCTTGTAGGGCTGATCGACAATCGCCTGCATGTCGAGCAGGTCCTGGTTGTTGGTCAGCAGGCTCTTGCCGTAGGTGTCGAGATTGCCGCTGTAGTGGCTGACGCCCTCCTTGAACACCCGGTCCAGGTCTCGGCGCCAGGTGGTCTTCATCGTCGTCCACGCATAGTTGAACGCCTCTCCGCTGATCTTTGAGGCCTCCAGCAGCGGAGCACGAGTCAGCTGCGTGCCCGCCGGCGTGAGCTTGACCCCGTTGGCCATCGTTTGCTGCACCGGGCCAAAGAACGCCATCACGGCGTTGCTGCCGGCGTTCATCTTGATTTGGGTGTTGAGGTTCCCCAGCTGGGAGTCCTTCAGCAGCGCATTGGCCATGCGCATGTGGGTGTTGAACCAGTCCTTGTCGAGCTTGGATTTGGGGTCCAAGCCGTCAATCTCGGTTGTGTCGATCAGCAACCTCAGTTGCTCCTCGCCTTTGACGCCGTTGTCGTCGATGGCCTGCAGCACCCGGCCAAAGTGCTCATCCTTGTCGAGGTCCTTACCTCGGAGCCCGATCGCCTCGGCCACCTCTTGTTCGTCGCCCAGGTCGAGCCGAAACTGCTCGAGGCCCAGGATCTGCTCTTGCTGGCTGCGCAGCGCCTGCGCGTGACGGCGGCTGGCCAGGTTGTTGTGGCGCTCCATCACCAGCGCCAGCTTGTACTGCTTGAAGGCGTCCTGCTTCAGCTCAGCCGGGACCGGGCTGCCGGGGATGGCCTGCATGTAGGTGCGGATCTGCTCGAGCGTGTCGAGGTAGACGCGTTTGCTGCGATCGGCCCAAAACCGCAGCCACACCTTGTTTTCCACCGCGTTAATCACCGGCGCGGTTTTGACAGCAGCCTTGACCAGCAGATCGGCGTCGCTGACGCCCAGATCGCGGTAGTAGTTGCTGACCAGCTCGGTCAGTCGCTCCTTGTCGTAGGTCTGCGTCAGGAACGCAAAGTCGTCCGGCGCGATCCGTTCGTGGGTGATGCCCAGGGCTTCAGCCAGGCGGGCGTAGTCATCGACCGTGCTGATGTCCACCTCGCGCAGCAGGCGGTCGTAGTTCTGGAAGCGGCCATCGGCGCCGTTAGGTTTGGCGCCCACGTCAAAGCCGCGGGCCACCATGTCTTCCACTTCCTGGGAGCTCATGGTCCCAGCCAGCTGCTTGTAACCGCGCTCGATGTCGGCCCGATCCAGCTCAACCGGCTTGCCGCTGCGGCCCGGGAGAATCACGCTGTCGCCCTTCGGCGCATAGGAGTAGACGCCGGCGGCCTTCATCTGCCGCTCCATGGCGTCGGCCATTTCCTGCAGCTTGCGGTTTTCCTCCCGCAGCTCCTGGATCCGCTGGAAAGCGTCGTCGCAGTTGTTGCCAGACATGATCAGCAGCCCTCCTGTTGTGCCTTGCGGCGGATGTCGTCGATGGTTTGGTTGTTGGTGTCAATCTGCTGCCGTACGCGGTCAGTGCCAGCCCTGGTGGGCGGCTTAGCCGTTTCGCCAAAGGGTTGAGACGGCAGTTGGATTGGGTTGCCTGGGGTGGTGTCGCGCGCTGCCTGCTTGAGGGCTGCCTTGACCTTTTTGCCGTGGGCGGTCACCTCGGCCACGTTCATGCCGGCAAATTCCAGCGCCTCGCGGAACTTGGCCGCTGACTTGCTGGGCTTGACCGCATCGTTGGCCAGCACGTAGGCGGTGCGGTCCAGGTCGGACTCGAAACGGATCGTGGCGCGGCCGTAGCGCGGCGAGGCCTTGCTGAGCTCCTTGGGCAGCGTGAACTCAGGTTGCTCAGCAGAAGCGGTCAGCCGCAGTGGCTCGGGGCGGGCGGGCCGGGCGGGGCCGCCACCCAGCTCGTCAATTGCCCGCCGCGTGGTTTGCGTCAGCTGGTCGATTTCCCGGAACAGCCGCGCATCGGACTCCGCCATAGCCCGCAGCGTGGCGCCGAACGCATCGGCGATCGGCGTCTTGCTCTCCCTTGGCATCACCTCAGGGGTGATTGCCTCATCGAGGTCAGCCGCCAAGCCAAACCTTGCCTCCAAGTCGGCCAGGCGCACTGCCTTTGACTGAAGGTTCTGGGGAGAGTCAACTCCAATGTCTTCTGCAAGTGATCGCCGCAACTCTTTGATCTCAGCGGCGTAGACTTCCTCGATGCCATCAACCAGGCCTGCGTCCCTTTTCTGATCAAAGGTAAGGGCTTCGTATTCGGTTGCATCCCGCAAGGCCTGCTGCTCCTCAAAGGCCAGGGCGGCGTCGCTCTGCTTGTGCTCCACCGCCAGCCGGATTTCGTCGGCAGTGGCTTGAGGGAGCTTTGCCTCGTCGAGCGCGTCCAGTCGCACCTGAGCGGGCTCAGGCAGATCAGGGATCGGCGCCGAGGGCGGGCGAATCTTGCCGTTCGCCGCGGCCTGCTGCAGCAGCTGGGCCTCAGCTGCCAGACGCTCGTCGGGCGTCAGCTCGATCGGCGCGGCGGGCTCTTCAGCAGCCCGGGTGGCGGCAGCGAACATGTCCTCCTGCACCACGTCCACAGCCGGGGCCGCCTCTTTGCCCATGGCCTCGGCGATCGAGGCGGCCAGACGGTTCTTGATGCCCTTGGCCACCTGGGCCGCTGATTCGCCGGCCAGGATTCGCTCGGTGCCCTCGTTAAGCAAATCGCCGACGGGGCCGGTCATGTACTTGAGCTCGTCAAAGATCGTCAGCGCACGGCTGGCCTCGCCGCTGATGTCCTTGGCGGCAGCGGCATCTACCTGGCCGACCCGCTCGATCTGTCCGGCCTGGCGGCCCACCGTGCCAAAGAGCTTCTTCTCTTTGCTCAGCATCTGCCGCACGGCCGCAGCCAGGTCGGCCTTTGCCAGCATCCCTTCGTTGAAGCTCTGGTCCCATTCGGTGCCCTCAAAAAGCACCTTCTGGCGGCCTCCGCTCGAGGATGCTGCTGGGGAAGACGTGGCCATCGCCAGCATCTCCCGCAGCGTGCCTTCCCTCACGTTCTCGGGCCCCTGCTGCACCAGGTAGCGATAGGCCGAGCGCATCGTCTCCTCGTTGGCGCCCGACTCGCCGATGATCACGGCACGGCGCAGCGGGATCTGCTCGTTCACGGCCGCCGTGAACACGTCCTCAGGCAGCCGGCCCATGGCAATGCCTTCCTTCCAGAAGCCGCTGGCGCCAGGCTTGCCCATTGCCTTGAGCTGAGCTGGGTCGGTGATGCCGTATTCGCGGGCCAGCTTGGCCGCGTCGAACACGGTCCCCTTGCCGTCGCTCACGTTGGAGATTGCCCCCTGCAGCCGGGCTTCGGCCGCCGTCGGAGCGTCCAGGTATTCCACTCGCATGGACGGGATGCCCATGCGCTTGGCCGCAGCCAGCCGGTTGTGGCCGTTCACCACATAGGCCATGCCTGGCTCGCCGATCTCGCCGTTGGCGTCACGCCACACCTGGATGATCCCCTCGGCATTGGGATCCCAGCGCTCGACACCCTCCAGCGAGTTGCCGATCTGCTCGCCGGCCTCGTTGACGCCGCCCTTGTACTGGAACACCTGCGGTGCTGCTTGCACCTCGGCGGTGGGCAGCATCTGGCCGCCCATCATTCGATTCACGATCGGCGCCTGGCCGTCAGCAGCCATGGCGTTCAGCGAGTCGAGCATGTCGGCCTTGCTCAGCTGGGCTGCGTCATCCACGCCAGTGAGCGCCTGGGCCCGCTGCCACAGCTCCGGGTTCAGCTCCGGGTCAAAAAGCGGCCGCAGCTCGTAGTCCTCGCGGGCGCTCAGCTTGCGGGCGACGGTCTCGAGGTAGTCATCGGCCAGTCGATCGGTCGGCGCCATCACCATCTGCGCTGACACAGGCAGACGCGGCTCAATGCCGGCCCGGGCCTCGATGACCTGGTTGACGCGCTCCACCACGTCCAAATCGGGTGCGCTGAGCACGGTCTGAATCTCGGTGTCGCTCAGCTCCTCAAGCGCCTTGCCCAGGGCAGTGCTCTCCGGCAGGTCGGGGTCGTAGGTCCAGGGGTCAAGAGTTGGATCGGCATCGGGCAGCTCAGCCGCCTGGGCCTTGCCAAAGTCTTCAGTGGTGGCGTTCTCGATTGTCGGGATCGGAGCGGGCTCAGCAGCCGCAGCAGCGGGCGCTGGAGCGGCCTCAGCGGTGTTCATCCCCAGCCGCTCTTCCATGGCCGCATTGGCCTCCTGGAAAGTCGGCTCTGGAGCAGAAGCGGGCTGGGCCGGTTGCTTGGCCTGCGGGGTGAAGTCGAGGCCGTCTGCTTCGTCCTTCTGCAGGATGCCCATCGACTCCTGCTTGGCCCGCTGCTGGACCTCTTGCTGCACAGCGCGGTGAGCACGGGTGTTGCGGCGGATATTGGGAAGGCGCTGAGCCAGCGAAAACGCGCCGCCAGCCGCCGTTCCAACGCCAAGGCTCAGCGCGGCGTTGGGGGCGATCGACTTCACATAGGCGTCAACCATGTCGTCAACACCGACGTTGACCGCGAACGGCAACCTCGGGCTGATCATGTTGACGATGTTCCCGCCCGTGCTGTCGTCAACGATCGTGCTCATCACCTCGTTGACAGCAAAGGCAGCCCCGCCGCGCAGCACGCGCCCGGCGGTTGTTGTTGCACCTGCCACGCCGAAGCCCGGGGTGACGGGTGCCAGCAGCAAGTTGCCGACCACCGAGCGACGCATTTGATCCAAATTGCGCTCGCCCTGGCTCATCTGTGAGGGCGGCTTGGCGCCTAGCCGCCGGTACTGGTGATCCACCAGCTGATCCAGCAGGTTGCCCACTCTTCCGCTGCTGGGATCGGCCTTGGGCTTCTTCTGCACATGGCGCTGCGCGAGCGAATACGCCATGCGGGCCAGGTTGTCGCCAGCGCCTGCAACGCCAAGGTTCAGCTGGGTGTTCAGCGCGCCAATCGGGCTGGCCTGAAGCAACCGCAGATGAGGCAGCTTGCCAGCGCGCAGTTGGTTGACCTCATAGGTGGCGTCGTTCATCAACTTCGACCACCAGGGCCGTTCAGGCGCCTTGGGCTTGGGCTTTGCCTGCGGCTTGGGCGCTGCCGGCTTAAACCCAGCCTTCACCGTGGGCGCCAGGTCGCTGCTCTGCTGGGCGCCTGTCACCACCCAGCGGCCATTCACTTGCTTTAGTTCTTGTGGCATGGGTTAAGGCCTCCTGTTGCTGCGGATGATGCGCAGCAACTTGTTCACGTATTCGGGGTCAGTCGCGTATCCCTGCTGCTTCAGGATTCGCGCCGCCTCCTCAACCGTCTTGGCGTTGTTGGCGCCGCCTCTGCCCTGATACCACTTGTTCACCAGATACCCAACGCTGTCGGCCGGGCTCGCAAAGTCCATGAAGCTGGCCGTGGTGTTAACCCTGCGGCCATTTACGACCTCCCAGGTGGCTTTCCTTGTTCCTGGACCTTTCTGCCCAAAAAAGTTGTTGCGGCCACTTGGTGATCGGCCCCAGTCGGACTCCAATGCCCACTGAGCAGCAACAAGCTCAGGAAACTTGGAGCCTTTTGCTCGGGCCATGGCCACAACGTTGTCCCAGCTTGGGCGCGGACCCGACTGGTACGAGCCGGAACGAGTGGCCAGCGTTGGCGCGCCTGCCCGGGCCCTGCTCATCTGTGCCAGGTTCGGTGCTGCCATCGCTGGCGCCGTGCCAGTCAGCGCATCGAAGAACCACCCGGCGACCGACTGCACCGGCCGGGCTGGCGCCATCGCCGTGCGGAACTGGTCGGCAACGCCCTGCGCGTCGCGGCTGCTGCGCAGCAACTGTTGCCGGGCGTCATTGGGGATGGTGAAGCTGGGGTAGTTCCCTGCTTCACGCAGCAGCCAGCGGCCGACGTTGCTGCCGTAGCCGGCGTCCCTGGCAGCCCTGGCAGCCGCAGCGCTGGGTGGTTGGCCATTGAGCACCCGGCCCATCTCCTCTTGCACGCTGGGCAGGGCCAGCACCGGCTCGCCGCTCTGCAGCCGCGCACCGCGATCGGGGATGTTGTCGAGCTGGCCCGAGGGGTAGACCGGCTTGGCAAAGGACTGCCGGCCCGGCGCAACGCCATCGCCAGCCCCAGGGGCAGGCGGCCGAGCACGGCTGCCGACCGATGGGACGTTCGGAGCCTTGTTGGAGCCAGGGAACAGCTGCAGCAGCGCCTCTCTGTCGTTTTTGCCGTACTCCTCCAGGGCCCGGCTGGTGACGCTGGTGATTTCAGCAGCCGAGAGCTTGGCCCCTTTCTTGGCCTCAGCCTCTTGGATGCGGTTGTAGACGTGCCCTCTGTAGGCCTGCAGCTGCAACTGGCTTGAGCGAGCGATGTCGGCGTCGCCATAGGCCAGCAAGTCGGTGATGTTCACCCCTGGCCGCAGGGCGGCCTCCGTCTCATCGGTTGCGTAAAACTCACGCAGCCGGCCCTTGATCTTGGCTTCGATCAGCGGGTTGACCAGGTGGCCCGGCACATCGTCCTTCTCCTTCTCCTTGCCCTGGCGGATGCTGGCGTACTGCTTGCGGTAGGCAGCACGCTCCTGAGGCGGCACGTTGGCCAGGCTGCTTTCGAACTCACGGTCGGCAGCTTTGGCGTTCCAGCCCGAACCCACCCGGGACTGCATGTCCTGCAGCAGGGCGTCAGTGCCCGATGGGTCGTAACTGCGCCCGGCCACGTCATCGAGCGTCTTGCTCATGCCCGAAGTGGCCTCCATCAGCTTGCCCACTGGCACGCCCATGGCGCTGTATTTCTGCACCAAGTCGTTGATTGCCTGCCCCCGCTGCGGGCCGTCCGGCATCCCATAGGTGATGTTGGCCAGCTCAGACTCGAACTGCTGAACGCCTTGCTCGGTCTGGCGCTGGCTTTGCTGCCACAGCGTCTGACTGATCTTGTTGTTGCTCTCGAACATCTCGATGCCGTAGAGCTCGCCCGCCAGGGCGCGGCGACCGTCTTTGCCAACGGGGCCGGCCTCGACGTTCAGCAGGATCCGCCTGAGCTCGGTGTTACCGCTGACGCCGGCCATCTCGGCCAGTCGCTCAAACATCTGGCGTTTGAACGTGCTGGCCTCTCCAGGAATCCCCGTCTCGTTCGCCAAGCGATCAGCCGCCTGGCCAATCAGCACCTGCAAGCCGCGCTCCCACCCTGCGCGATCGGCGCCCACCTGGGCTATGCGGCGGATAGGCCGGCCGGTGGTGGGGTCGTACTCCATCCACTCGACAGCCCCCGTCTGCCGGGCCTGTTGGTAAATCGCCGATGCTTCGACCGCAGTGTTGCGCCAAGCGGTCTCTTTCTGGTGCTTGACGTGATCGTCCCAGTGCTGGCTGTAGAGCCTCTCCCCGGCCTGGCCGATCGCTGGCAACACGTGCTCCACGAAGCCCGGCGAGCCCGGGTTGACCCGGTACTTCTGGGTAACTTCTTCGACCGCCTGGGCTTCGAGCTTCTTCAGCTCAGGCGAGCCCGGCGCCAGCTCGTAGGCGCCAGGAGTGTTTCTGTACTTGCGCAGCACCGCCGAGGGAATCTCTTGCCCAGCGATCCGGTTGAGGGTGTTCTGCCGTCCGGCTGACCGATACGGATTCACCCGATCCATCATCAGGGCCCCGATCGGATCGACCTGGGCCAGCTTGCGGTTCTCGCTGGCGTAGTCCGCCTGCGACTGCAGCATCTGCTGGTTAGCCAGCGCCTGCGCTCGGGCGGCCTCGGCCCGGCCCTTCTCGTATTCACCCTTGGCGTACATCTGCATCCCGGTGCCAGCCAAATCGACCAGCCCCCGCGCCAGCGGCGCCAGGGCCAGGGCCAGCTCGGCGAACTGATTGACGCCTTGCACGTTTCCGCCATTGCCTTGCGCAATGGTTCGGATGCCCTGTGGGTTGGGCAGCATCTGCGGCGCAGCTGGGGCCGCCACATTCGGGGTCGCCGGCCTGATGAAGCTGTCAACCGGCCTGGCGGCTGGCCGGATCTGATTCAGCGGAAGGTTGTCTGCCATTACTAGCCAGCCACGCTCTTGAGTTGGGCGAAGGTGTTGAAGCCTGCGCTCACCCCGCCCACTAGGCCGCCCATGATCCGCAGGCCCGCCGCAGCGCCGCTCGGACCAGAGCCGGTCATGGTCGGGGCCGGAGCCTCAAGCAGCGCCGGCAGCGGCATGAACGGAGCCATCGGCTCCATGTACGGCTGCGACTCGTAGAAGCTCTGCGAGTTGTATTGGCTCAGGTATTGCGCCACGGCGCCGGCCTGCTCGCGGGTGTATTGGCGCGTCCGCAGTCCCTCGTTGATGTCCTGAATCGTCTGGTAGTCGCCCACCTGGCGGGCGTAGTCGTTGATCAACCGGTCAACCGATGCGCCCTCCTGGCCGCCAGCCATGGCCCGACTGCGGGCCTTGAGAGCCGCCACCTGGTACTGCTGAAACGCAACCGCCTCGCTCATCGCCGCCTCGGCCGCCGCCTGATTGATTGCTTCGCTGCTGCGCACGAAGTTGCTCAGCGCGGCGCCTCGCGTTTGACGCACCACGTCAACCTGAGCGATCGCCTTCAGGGTTTCGTAGTTCTGCAGACTGCGGCTGTAGGCCAGGTTCTGGTTGTAATTGACCGTCTCCTGCCAGTAGTTGTATTCGGCGTTGGCATTGGTGACGCGCTGGTTGAAGCCCGCCTGCCACTGCGCGAACTCGGTGTTGGCGTTCTGAAACGCCCGCTGGTTCACATAGTCCTGCTGAGCTGCAGCGCTCTCGGCCATGCCGCCGAGCACGCCCATGCCGGCTTGCAGGCCGCCAAGAATCAAGCCACCGACAATCGGATCCATCAGGCAGCCCTCCAGAAGTGACAGAACAGCTGCGCGCTCCGGCCTCGAGGCTCAGGGGTGTCGATCGTGAAACCCAGGTGCCTCAGCCAGCGCAGTGTTTTTGTGTTGGACGCCAGGGCCCAGTTCTCCAGGCAGCCGTGGCCGCTGGCCATCAACTCCTCGATCCACTGTCGGCCGCCGCGAATGAACTGCTGTCGACGCGATGGGGTCGCCAACAGGCCGTCGGTTCCCAGCAGCCAGATGGTTGCTCCATTCAGCCCACAGATCCCCACGGGAGTCCCGTCATCTGCATCTATGCAACGACAGATTCCGCTGTTTTTCCAGCTGGCCAAGACCGCTTCTTCCCCAGTCAGGCCATCGCTGTAGAGCACTTCGAGCTGATCCTGGTACCGCAGGTAGCGGGCAATGTGGTGCACTCGTGCAGATGTCGGCTCTGCCCACCTCATTGCAGGCTCCTCGCTTGGCTGGTGATTAAGCCGACCCACTCGACAGTGCTGAACTTGCAGGGGTGAACCGTGTCGTTATGCAGCTCGATGATGCAGTTCTCCCCCTTGCTGGCGATCGGCACCTGGAACACGCCCTCGAAGTAGCGGTTGGCCTCTGGGTCAAACCCGTTCGGCATCTGCGTTCCCAGGCTTGAGTTGCGGCTGCCGAGAACCGTGCCGTCGAACTTGTAGACGGCCATGTCGCGGCGCTCGGCCATGACACGGACCTCGAAGTAGCTCGTCTCGTGGTACCGGAGCTTGGCGTGGCGCACTTGGGTGCGCTCGACGTTGGCCGCCACCTTGCCGCCGCCAACCTCCTTGTAGAGCTTGAAGCGCGTGAAGCGGTAAGCAAAGTCGTAGACCTCGCCGAAAAAGACCGGCGCCGCCGACCAGTCGCCGTTGGCCACGATTGTGTTTCCGCTGCTCGAAGAGCCCAGCAGCACCCCACCGTTTGTCGTCATGCCATAGCCCGACCAGACCTGAGTCGGGGCCTTGATTGTGTAGGGCAAAGTCCAGGTGGTCTGCTTGGTGGTGGCGTTGTAGCTGCCAGCTGCTACTCGAATTGCCGCCGGCGTCTCGGTGGTCGTCGAAACCCGACGGTCCAGCAGCAACGGGTAAGGGTTGGGGGCAACGTCGCTCAGGCGGTCAGCGACCGGCATCTTCTCGAGCCACACCTCGCTGCCGTACTCGACAAGCAGATACATCACCTCCTGCACGCAAAGAATCTGCAAGATCTTGTCGGCTCCGCTTAGTTGCCAATAGCTCCAACTGCTTTGCACACGTTCGGCGCCACTGCCTGTGTTCCGATAAAAGTATTTGTAGACGTAGATCCGATCGGCAAAGCCGCTCTTGCTGGACACGGCAAACCAACTGTTGCCGGTGTCGTTTGCCGTGAGCTTGAACACATCGGCCGGCACGTAGCTACTGGCGTATCCGGTCAGATCAGACGCATCAGCGACAAGCGCGGTCCCCGCCCCGCGGACGCTGAACTCGCGGAACTGACTCCACTGCCCGTTGGCCTGGCAAAAGATGATTGTGCCTTGCACCGGGATGGGCCGGCAGTCGGGGTCGATCTCGTACTGCGTCAGCACCGTGATCACGGCGCTGGCTGGCGTCAGGATTGTCTCGGCAGCGTTGAAGCGGAACTGAATCTGGTCCGAGAAGATGATCAGCTCATCCTGGTACGGAATTGCATATCTCAGGATTGAGACCCTGTTATTGCTTGCCGTCAGGTCAATCGGATCAGTATCCAGAACCGTGGTAACTGTTTCCGGGAAGAACTCAAAGAAGTCCCTGGTGCGGCTCAGGATGACGTTCTCGTCGGCCAGGAAGCCAAGGCGATTCTTGTAAATAAAGACATCCTGAATCGGATAGCCAATGAAGCTCGGATCTGGAGCGGTGTCGTAGTCGCCGGCGCTTCGCTCGCCCCAGCTGGGGATGGCAACTCCGCTCTGCGTGCTGCCATTGGCAGGCCCAAAATAAAAGCCGCCGCTTGGCAGCCGCACAAGCAGATGCGGCATCGTCGAGGCATTGAGCTTGTACTCAACGCCAGGGCTGGGGGTTTCCTGCCAGCTGCCTTCGCCAAATGTCCCCGCCCCAGCCCTAGGCACAAACTTCACGTAGTAATTGTCAAAGTTGTTGCCAGGGTCGCCAATGATTTCTACTTGATAACCTTCTGGCCCGATCGTAGGCAGCTCTGTAAACGCCTGAACTGAGCTAGTAATAGCAGTAATGTCTGCGTTGGCCCTAGCGTCAGAGGCCGCAATCGTAATCGGGCTGCTGCTCTTAAAATGCAACACCGACCCGCTTCGGGCGATCGTCACACCAGATACGCCGGACAGCGATGTTCTGATGTTCTCGGCAATATCCTCTGTACTGATGCGATTCTCTGTTGTCGTTGATCCACTCACAATAATTGCCGCGACCGCTGTGGTGATCGTGGCCTGCGTTCCATTTAAGTTCACCTTGTAGGTCTGGCCATAATTTGCTGCCTTGACCCACACAAGCGCTTCATGCGTTGAAGGTCTTGCAACAGCAGGCGCCAGTGCCGGATCCATCGCCGGGATAGCCTTGGTGTTGCTGATAAAGGTATAGTCAGCAATAGTGGCAGCCCTGATGTCGCTCTTTGCGCTGACCACAGACGACAGATAGCCATATCCGTATGGCGCCGAAACCGTCTTTTCATTACCATCAAGATCAAATACCTTGATGGCTGTTTTGCCAATTACGACCAGGTATTTCTCGCCCAGGTCGCGCAGAATCTGGTGAAAGTAAACATCGCCAAACGCGCTGGTGCTGACCTTTGCGACACAGTGCGTCGATTCGCGCTTGCGCAGGCCCTCGGCCAGAGAGCTCATGCCGTTGATCTGTATCTCCCCCTGGCTTGGTTCCCGCTGCGCGTCTGGCTGCTGGCTGATCCCTTGAACCAGATTCGGGATGGTGTAGCTGACGAGGTTAGCCACGCAGGTACCCCTCGTTCCTTCCCAGCAGGCCAAGCCCTGGCGAGTAGGTAGGGAACGGCCTTAGGCCTGGCCCGCCGGTGAGGCTGTTTGCCTGGGCTTGCTCGAGCTCAACCCGCTGCAGTTCGACAAGCGCGTTTTGCTCGTCCAGTGACGTGTACTTAAAGATCGAGTCGCTGCTCAGGACTCGATCGCTGAACACTCGAGCCGAGCGGATGACGATCCACCGGTTAAACGCTTCTGGGCATTCGTCCCAGGGCAGCAGCCACACCACGTCGGCCTCCAGGCTCGTGATCTCGGCGCCCAGCACGTAGGTGCGCTTCTCCTTGTCGTAGACCCGTTGCCCGCGCAGCTGAAAGCGGCCCGCCCAGCGGTATGCGTCCGTGGCAAACGAGACCACGTTTGCCGGGATCGTGATCTGGTTGGTGCCGCTGTCCTTGACAAACTCGTAGCTCTGCTCGGTGTTCCAGCTCCAGCCACGGGTTTGCCCTTCCTTGTGGAACTCAAGGATGGTGCGCTCCGCCATCGTCGCTTCGACGATCTGCTGGTTCTCAAGGCTGTTGACCGGTTGCTCCCCAATGTTCTGCAGGCAGATATTGACCGCTTCCAGCAGCGTTGTGCGGCCTGGGGTCAAGGCCTGATTCGCAAGGCCCATCGCTTCTCTGCAGGGGTGATGACCTCATGTTATCGGCACACACAAAAAAGCCCCCCTGACAGCTGGCAAGGGGGCTTATGACATCCACCCAGGCAGAGCCTAGGGAAGTTCGATGACGCCAGCACACTCAGCACGCAGGACACCCATGCCGATCGCCATGCGGGCGACCATCAGGCTGGCCTGGTACATGATGTTGAAGTCGCCACCCTGGGGGGTGACTTGCAGGCTGGGGCTGCGCAGAGTCAGCACGCCGATGGCATCGCGGTGAAACACGATCGCCTTGTTCTTTGACAGATCCTGCTGATAGGCAGTGTTCTTGTCATAGGCACCGTTGGTGTAGGCCGCCTGGGTGACGTGGTTCGACTCGATCACGGGGATGCCCTTGACCCGCAGCACACGACCGCTGGCAAAGGATCCGTTCTCGCCGCCGGCTCCATTGAAGTCCGCGTTGATGGCGCGGGTGGAATCCAGCAGGACGTCGTACTCGTCAGGACCAACCACACACAGCAGGTCGCTGGTGGGCACGTCCTTCTTGGCCATTGCCACCTTCAGAGCGCTGATCTTGGCGACCAGCTCATCGCCTTTGGCGTTGGAAGTAGCAGCGGCATAGCCAGCCGAGAGGGTCTGGCTCTGACCGATGCGGCCGGCGTTACCAGCTTTGGCCAGGGGCTCAGTGCTGGTCTTGGCAGCGGCATACAGAACGCGGGCAGCGCGCTTGTCCCACTCGCGTGCCAGGGCTTGACCGAGCTGATGAGTGACGTCCTGGCGGACGTCGTAGTAGTTCATCATCTCGTCCAGGTCGTAGATGACCTGATCAGCAATCATCAAGCCGTCAAGGTTGATGAGCTGTTCATTGCGATCGCCGGGGCTGTTGGTGGCCCCAAGGATCGGCGTGCCAGGCACGTGGTAGCCAGCATCAGCCTTGCCGCTCACAGGGAACGCAGCAGACTTGCCACCCTTAATGTTGCGCTCACGCACTTTGCCTTTGAAGACACAGGCGCGATCAAATGCAGAGAGGAGCTCGGCAATACCGAGCTTCAGGAACAGGGCATCAACTGCACCTGTACCTTTAATTTGACCAATCCGGTCGAGAGAAGCGTTGGCCATTGGCCTGAAGTTGGTAGTGAGTCTCTGCGCTTTTGCTTGGCTGGCGTGGGGTATCTCCCTAAGGAGGCCCAGTCAGTTGCACACCTGCAGAAGTGCTCTTGCCCAAACCTTACAGAAAAACGTTTGACCTGGCGAGGGTCTTGTCGTACCACTGCCGATACTTCGGGTCGGCCTCATACAGAAACTTCCCGTCTTTGCCTCGCTTGGACCGGGCGTCAACCGCCTGCTGATCGGTCTCAAACACATCTGCCTTGACCGCAGTGCCGCCGCCAATCAGCTTTGGCTCCTGGGCCCCGCCACCGGCTGCACGCACTTGCAGCTGCCTCAGCGCAAATCGAGCCGCAGCCTTGTTGCCGCTATCTACCGCGGCGTTGTAATCGGCCAGCTCTTGCGGGTCGAGGTTGTCGATAGCCCACTGGCTTAGCTGCTGAAATTGCTGTTCCCCGCCGACCATGCTTTTGAGCTCCGTCACGTCGGCATCGCTCAATTCGCCAGCCGAACCATCCGGTTGCGCCGGAACGTTGCCCTTGGCAGGGGCGACGCCTTGCAGGTAGGTCTCCACCACCCCGCGCGGTAGTCCGCCCTTCTCCACCAAGGCGTCCACATAGCTGCTGACGTCTTGGCCTGCGTAAACCTTCTCCGCCATCTCCAGCGGGTTGATCTCAGCGGCCTCGATGGCGGTCGCCACCGTGTCGCCGTACAGCTGCTTGCCCAGGTCAGGTGTGTACTGGTCGGGAGTCAGCTGCGGCTTGGCTTCGGGCTCGGGGGTCTGCTGCCCACGCTGGCTGATCAGCTTCTGCGCCTCCAGGTAGGCCCGCTCGAGCTCCTCGGTGCTCTTGAACTTGCCGGCCAGCAGCGATTCCTGCTCGGCCTCCTTGGGCTCGGCGTTGAGCTGGGCCTGCTCCTGCTCGAGCTCCTCAAGGAACTGGTCGATCTCGTTTTCTTGCCCGGGGGCGACAAGGCTCTGCAGCTCAGGCGTCGGTGTTGCGGTCATGCAATGGGCTCCTCAGTGGGTGGTTGCGGAGGCATGGGCTGGGCCATGTCCTGCGTCGTGGCAGCGGCGTTGGCCAGCTTTTGCGGGTCGGCCATGCCGGCCTGCATCGCCTGCTGAACCATCGCCATCTGCTGTTGCTGCTGTTGCTCCTGGGCCAGTTGCTCCTCGGTCTTGACCAGGCCGATGATGTCCATGCCCATGGCTCCGGCCAGCCGGCGAATCAGCTCGGCCGGCATCACATAGGTGGCGATCCCCTCAGGCCCCAGCGCCTGCTGCAGGATCGTCATGAACCGGGCTGTCTTCTCCAGGTCGTTGCCGCGGCCAACCGCAGCCAGGCCCACGCTCACGACCGGCTTTACCAGTTCCGGCGGCAGCTTGGGCAGCTTGCCCTTGCGGGTCAAGATCGCCAGCTTCCGCGCCACGTAGGGCTGCTGGAACTCGGTGGTGAGGATGGCGTAGATGCTCCCCAGGCTGTTCTCGATCTGCAGCGCCTGCAGCCTGACCTCCTCAGCCGTGGTGCGCTCTGAGTCGCGCACGTCTGCAAGCATGAACGCCTGCGCCAGCCGGGCCTCGATCCGAGCCAGGCCCTGCGCAGCGACATTCAAGTCGGCCGCCTTGTTCACCTGGATGGTGAACACGTCGTCAGGGTTGCCCGGCAGGTAGGCGCCGTTGGGAGCCTCGGCCAGCTTTTTGGGGTTGGCGATGCCGCTGGGCTTAACCAGGTGCTTGACCTGGGCCGACACCAGTGAGCCCTCGGCGATCGCCTGGCTCAGGGCCTCAGCCGTTTGCAGGTCAGCAATGCAGGCCGCCTCGACATAGCCCGGGCTGTACGCCTGGCCGTCGATGCGATACATCCGCAGCGGCAGCCAGGGCGACTCGTTGATGCTTGCGGTGCCACGGGTGCCGGGGATCTCCTGGTCCTTGATCTCCTGGTACCACTTGACCTTGTTGCCCTCCCACTCGATGTGGGTGTAGAGCCTGACAACACGTTCGTACTCAGGCATGTGATCGTCATCGTCAACAATGCCTTCGACGTCGCCGTCGTCTTCCTCGAGCAGCTGCCGCGCTTTGGCCGGCAATGACTCAATCGAAAGCTGCTCGCAAACAATGGCCTCAATGGGATTGCCCATTAAGTCACGACGGCAGACGTAGCGGTTGAGGTGATAGCACTTGAGGCCATCATCGGAGACATACATCAGCACGTTCCCGGCGATCACTAGGTGCAGCAGCATCTCGTGCACCGCCACCCGATCGTTGGAGGTTTCGATGCTGCGCAGCACAGCGCGCTCAAGCCGCGCCAGGGCCAAGTCAAGCTCGCTTTTTGATTTGCCGATCTCCTCGGGACTGGTGCCAGCGGCAGCAAGCTGCTGCTCGCTTTTAACCATCTCGATCTCGTCGATCGTGAAGCGGAAGAACGTCTCGGTCGGCGGCAGCAGGGCCAGCAGCAGCCGACTGGCGAGGTTGTGCACTCCTCTTGCCCCGATGCCGTTCCAGGGCAAGGGGAATATCTGAGTGTCATGCGCGTAAGGCTCGTCGCTGAGCGGGATCAGGTACGGCAGGGTCAGCCTGGCACTGGTGCGAGCCCTCTCCAGGTAGTAATTTCTGTCAGACTCCAGTGCCCTGTAGCGTTTTGAGCAGCTCATCTCAACCTCCTATGTTGACGCCTGCGCCAGTGGCAACGTTTGACGAGCCAATGCGCAGATCATTAGCGGGTTTGCCAGTTCGACTGCCGGACCTCCTGCCCTTGCGCTTGCTTTGTGTCGCCGTTGGCGCCGAGGTCATGGGTCTACGAGCTGCGAGCGCTCTGAGGGAAGAAGAAGCAGCATCAGAAGCAAGTTGCTGCTTGGCAATTTCGGCTTCTTGAGACTGCCGCTGTGCTTTTATCTCAGCAGCTTGGCCTGTTTGCATCCGCAGTATTTCCTGCTGCTGAGCAGCCCTTGCCTGCGCAAGCTGGGCGATACTTTGCCGCTGCGATTCCTCGGCATCGGCAGATGCTTTTTGCTGCTGGGTAAGCATTTCTTCTGTCAGCCTTTGCCGATCCTTCATCTGTTGGTCGAGAATCTGCTGACGCTCCTGCGCAATTCGTTCTTGCTCTTTCTGCAAGGCATCCCGACGGTCGAGCTCCTCGACGATTTGCTGTCTTTGGTTAATGGCTCTCTCGCGCGCAGCCATTCCAGCCCTGTAGCCCGCTGCACCGGCCGGCGTTGACGGCATTTGCGCAATAACGTTGCCCGGTGAGACACGCAAAAAAAGATTAGAATCGAGCTGCGATTGCAAAGCAGCCGTTGGTGTTTGCTGAATAGTTAGCGGTGGCGCGCTTTGAGCGGAGCACATATTCAAACTCCTATGTTGAGGCCCGTGCCTTGGCTTGCCGCCGTGGCTCCAGGAGTAATCTTAAGAGTACTTTTATTTTTATCCTTTGGCTTCGGGGCTTCTGTCGTCATCGCATTTTCTGGCGTGACATTGCTGACCGACACCCCATACGAAGCACTTTGTTGAGCAGCCATCTCAGAAGCGGCACCTGCTTTTTGGGCAGCCATGTCCAGCTCAGCTTTCTGACGCTGTGACAGCAGGTCTTCTTCGGCCTGCCGCTTTTGCGATGTCAGCCCCGACTCGGCCTCAAGGCGTGCAGCTTCTAACGATTCACGTTGCCGCTGGGCTTGCGCATTGGCATCGTCAATCTGTTGTTGCAGGGCAGCGGCGAACTGCTCCTGCTGTGCCAGTGATTGCTGCCGGTACTGCTCGAGCGCCTGGTTGCTGGCGTCCATGTCAGCTTGGCTGGGGCCCTGGTAAATGATCTGCGGCGCAGATGGCTGAGAGAAGAAGCACATGGCTACGAAGTGGTGATGTTGAGTCCAGCGCCGCTGGCTTGCGTGGTGGCAGCCGCCCGCTCTACCCGGTCAATTCGCAATCGCTTTTTGCCCTTGGCCTTTACAAGACCTTCCCGATCGCTGCCGACCACGGGGGCCTTTGCAGATGGCTCGGGCGGTGGCGCGCCGAGGATCGCGTTGATCCGCGCAGCGTTGGCACTTGTCTCCTCGGCCTTGAATTGCTCCCTGTCAGCCTGTTCTATCTTGAAATCTCGTAGCTGCGTCAGCACATCTTGCTGGCTGGACAGAGCGCGGTTGAGCTCCATCTGCTTCAGTGCGACGCCCATGTTCTGGGTCTCGCGCATCGCCTGCATTTGAAGATCAGCCTGCCGGTCGTATGCACGGGTGTCCGGCATGACGATCGTCGCTGGGCTGCCGCCGCCTCCAAAGCACATCAGAGGTCCTCCAGGTTGAGCGGCTCAGACTGCTGCTCTTCAAGCAGTTTTTTGAGGTAACCAATGACCTCCTGCTGGCCAATCCAGTGATCAATGTCCCGGTGCGACATGGATCTACCGGGTGCGTCAGGGAAGACGCCTTTGAGCTTTTTGATCAGCTCATCAGTAACGACCGGGTGAAGCACTGCAGGGATGCAGAACTCCCTCAGGCTACCGGCGGACTCCATAGCAGGGGAGCCCCGGCCGTCAAGTCGTACTCGCCCGGCCTGAGGATGCGTGCGCAGCGGGCTTGAGCCAGGGCGTAGGGCTCGCCGAAGCCCTTCTTCTCAAAAGCCCTGACCACTTCCTTCCACATCTCCACCTCTGCAGTGCAACCGGCCAAGGCTTTCTGTGCCGTCACCGGGCCATAGCCAGGGCAGCCGGGGTAGTTGTCGCTGGCGTCGCCAGTGAGCACCTGGGCAAAGAAGTTGCGATCGGCTTCAGCCTTGCCCACCTCGAGCATCTCGCCATCGCGCAGATGCAGGCCAGGCAGGGTGAGCATGTCCTTGTCAACGGACACGATCACGTCACCCTCCTCGTAGAGGATGCCAAGCACATCGTCTCCTTCCACGTCGGCGAGCTTGGCCACTTCCCACCCGCGAGCCTGGGCCGCCTTGCTGACCCACTCGGTCAGCTGCCGGTAGCCGGCGGGCCGGCGGTACTTCTTGCGGTTGCCCTTGTACTGCGGCCACACCCCATAGCGAAACGACACCCGATCGCCGAAGACCAGCACCGGCTGGTGATCCGGGAGAGTATCGCGGAACTCGCCAATGGTGTCTTGAAACGTGGCCTGGGCCTCGCCGTGGCGGCAGAGGTAGGTCCAATCATCCGGGGCCCACTCGACCTCGATCTCGCAACCGCAAGCTGCTCGGTAGAGGTAGTACTCCGCGTCGATCAGGGCTTTCATTCCTCCACCTCCCGCTCAAGTCGGTCGGCCACCTCGTTAATGGCCAGGTAGCAGATGCGGGCCTGCCCGGGGTCAGGGGCCCAGGTGCGCACGCGCTTGGCGATCTCTTTGATCACCGTCTTCATGCGGCGCTTGTCGTCAATGCTGTATTCGCCCAGGGACCAGTACAGCTCGGTCAACTCGTCAAGCAGTTTCATTTGAGGGCCTCCACAACAGCATCGGGCCAGCGGTTTTTGCAGTATTTGATTGCCTTGGACTTGCTTGGGGCAGGGATCGTGACGCGCATGGCTGGCTTGCCAGGTTGCTTAACGGTCAGGCGGTACTCACGCGTTGATTCGTTAGCCCTGGGCCTGCTGACGCCAGGGCCGATGATCGGCTCAGGCCCTTCACATGGCAAACGCTTTGGTACAAGCCATCCCATCACTGGCCCTCCATGTCAATCACATCTTCCAGGGCGCGGGCGTATCCGCCCCACCAAGTCGAGACGTAATTAGCGCCTTCGTCTTCGGCCTCGTGGCATCGCTGTCTTGCCATCGTCAGAAGTCGAACGACTGCTGATCGTTCAAGGTCGAGGGCTTGCTGGACTTGTTTTGCCATGGCCGAATGCTGCGTAGGTCGTGGATGCGTGTAGTGATCACTTGTGAACCGCGGTCGTGGACCACTGAAGCCGAGGCGTCGTAGACCTCGCTGACGTGTCCCTTGATCCATCCGCCAAGGGCGCGAATCAACACGGTCTGTCCTTTGTGAAACTGGTGCCAACTCATTGGTGCCCCTGCTTTCTGAACGCCGCCAAGTCGCGGAACTGCATGTCGGTGAACTCAGGGTGTTGCTCAAGAAACTCGCGGCTTGGAAGCACGACGTCAGTGGCGCCGCGGTTGAACTGGAAGACGGACCATTTGCCAGTCAGCAAACCTCGCTCGAGGATGCCAATTAGCTCCGCCCTGCTGATGAGCGGCTCCATCAGGCATCAGCGAGCTGGGCCTCTTCTTCGGCTACCCACTTCAGATAGTCAGCCCACTTCTGAGGGGTGAGCACAGGCGTTTCATCGTGACCAGGTGGCAGCATCGGGTGCTGCTGGTCGCACTGAAACGGCACGTAAGCCGCGGCGTTATGGGGGTCGGGTGGTGCGGCCAGGGACTCTGGACTGCCGGGCAACAGGGCTTGCTGCTCGGCATTGGGCCTTGCAAAGGCAGGGAGCGATTCACGGAAGCCCCAGCTCCTGTTGGCCAGTCCGTTCTCGGTTCTGTAAAGCGGTGCCATCAATTCCTTCCAGGTTGGGTAGCGCTTGAACTTGTCGGGGTCGAGTCCCTGAATCCATTGCTCAGCGGCCCACATGAATTGGGTCTCGTTGATCTCCTGGAACTCAGTGGTGAAGCTGTGAAACTTCAGCCGGCAGATATGCGGACTCCAGCGATCGGCTTCTTTGATGCGCAGCTGGGCCGCGATCATTTCGGCGACCGCCAGAAACGTCTCCGGCGTCAGGCGGTTTGGCTTGGCCATTGCTTAAGGGCGGCAATCATTGACGGGTCTTTGGGCATGGGGCGCCCAGCTGCTGTGGGTGCGGGCTTTGCTCGACTGCCGCGGGCGTCGAGGTAGTCGAGCTTTAACGCTTGCCAGCCGTGCTCAACACCGGCCTCGCACAAGGCGATCTGCTGATGGTGTGACAGCTTGGCGACACGCTGAACGCTGGCCAGCCAGGCAGCCTCGGTCCAGGTGGCGTTGCCCTTGTGCTTGCTCTTGCGGCTTTCGTTCCACCACTGCACGAGCAGCGGCTGGGCTTCGGCTGCCACGTTGACGAGGCAGTCTTCATCAAGGCTGGCCACGTGCCTGGCGACCTTTTTGGTGGGCTCAACAAAATGGTCGGGCACCACTGCCAGGGCCGGCGCAGAACCTTCGGCAGGGGCGTAGTTCCCCATCACTGGATCCCAGTTCTCGATGCGCTCGAGGGTGACAAACCTATGGCCACAGTTGCGGCAAGTGCGATAGCGGCGGATGCCTCCGTAGGCCCGATCGGTATCGGTGGTCCTGCTTTTGTCGTGACCGCAATTCGGGCACTTCATCGCAGCACCCCCTCAAGCCGATCGGCTACCAGCAGGGCGTAGCCAGCAATGTCACGCCAGCTGTCCACGTAGTCAGGGTCACCGCAAACAATACGCCCGATCTTGTGGCAGATCATGTCGAGAGCTTCCCTTTGGTCATCAGCAAGGCCCTCTTTGTTTTTCTTGGCGTGGTGGGCAATCGTGGTCTTCAGTGTCTGCGTCACCCAGGCGTGGTCAATGAACTTCCCGTAGCGGGCGCCCCGCTCTTCCAGCAGGGCGGTCATGTCTTGGCTCATGCGGGCACCTCCTGCGGGGCCCACTCGCCGCACCAGTCGTAGGGGTGAACCCCAGGCCAGTAGTTGTGGTAGCTGGCCTGAAGCCCTGTCACGGCCACCGGCGCGCGGCGGCGGCACTCGTAATGATCAGAGCCGTCGACAGTGATCTCCTTGTCAAAAAGCTTGACGTAGAAGCAGTTCGCGCACTCTTGTTCAGCGCGAGGAGGGTAGGGACTTTTCATTCCCAGATCACCTTCAGGTAGATGGATTGGTCTGCCTTGGCGGCTTTGGTCCAGCGCAAGGCGAGGGTGGGCAGCACACCCACCCGGTCGTCGGTCCAGATCAGGCCGTTGCCGCTGTCGAGCACAGCTCCGGCAAGGTTGTCGAGATCGCCTCGGGCCGGGCCGCGGAACACCAGCACCAGGACGTTGACCTTCTCAAGCGGTGGGGTTGTCCACCACTCGCCAAGGATTGCCCTGACGTTGGCCTTCCAGTCCATGTAGGCCTTGGGCATGTAGGGCCGGCCGCCACCACGGGGGGAGCGGGGCCGCGCCTTCGACATCAGCGGAACCCTGAGCTCGAAGTCGGCGGTCTTCATCAGAACGGGATCTCCTCGTCGATCTCGTCGTCAGCCGGCTTGGCCGCCCGCTGCTTCAGCCGCTGACTGGGAGTCAGGGCCTCCTCCTTTTCCTTCACCGATTCGGTAAAGGAATCCGCCGGCGTCTCAACGACGTAGCCGTTCTCCACGCCGAACGCTTCGGCTGGGTCCTTGCGCTCGTACGGCTTCAGGTCGAGCACCTGCAGAGCCTCGAAGCTCAGACTCACGCCCTTCTTGCCGAACTTGTCCTCCCAGCCCCAGACGGAGAACGCGACCTTCACCTTGCTGCCGTTGCCAATCA